TGCACCAGTAGTAGTGATTGCTATATCATTTGCTAGTTTAGCCCCTGTTACAGCATCATCTGCTATTTCTGCAACTGTGACTGAATTATTAGCTAAATCTTCTGCTACGATAACATCCGTGCCTATTTTGGCAGATGTAACAGAGTCATTTATTAGGTGTGCCGTTGATATAGAATTTGTGGGTAGGTCAGCACTAGCCAATGGTGCTGTCTGTCCTTTTCGTCCTAAGTATGCCATTAGGTAATCTCCAAATATGAGGCTATAACGTGCATGGAATTTGCGGTATTTGAAATTACCTTTATCTGATCCCCAGTTTCCATGACGATTTTTTGATCACCACCTACTGGGATCAAACTTCCTCCAGTTGGAATTGGTGCATCTTTTACGATCCAGTAATCGGAACCCCCACTAACTAATTTCACTCCAACATTAATTACTCCTGAAGTAACATTTGCTACCGTCATCCCAATGAGAGTTGTTTGGGTTGCAGGGGTTGTGCTTGCAACTGTAACTATTGCTGGACTAGCAGTATCGGCTGCCAGATTAGAATTGAAAGTTGCATTTTTAAATGTATTTGCCATGTCGTTATCCTAATGCTATTGCCATTGCCACGCCTGAAGCATCGGTGGCAGTTAATGCTTGGTCGATTTGATCCATTGCATGATTTTGCATTGGCCCCCATTTTTCAAGGGAACTTTCATCTCCGACCTTTGGTTTTAAAAGGTTGTGGTCTGTTGACTGAACATACCCTGTATTGCTAAATTCTGAACCGTATGCTGAACCCCCCGAACTGTAGTAATAGAGAGTGTCTGTTGTTGAACCTGAAGTTACTATGGTGGTCTTTGCTCCAGCATTTCCGGGCGTTCCACTCTTTGTGACTCCAGTAGTATATTCAGACGATCCAGAGTTATCAGACGTTGCTGAAAACTGTAAAATATGTCCGGCATTTGATGCGTGACTCTGGTCAAATATGTAAGTGTCTCCATCCCTGAAAGTCAACTTCGTTACCGGGCCTGACCCGTCAATTATGAACTTTGAGGAAACTACTGTAACTGTATATGTTATCGTTGACATATTAGAAACTCGGATGTTTGGCTAGTATGATGTAATTAAGTACAAGATACGGTTGCATATTGTTGTGTTTCGTGTCTGAGCCTGTGTCTGGTGCAGTGGATGTTATGCCTATCACTTCTGTTTTGGTTGTTGTTATTCCATGTCCAACGGCATTTGTAGTAAAGGTGTGTTTGTGGTCTGCAATTGAGATTCCCGTAGCAGATGATTCACTAACATCAGATACTAATTCTGGCCCCGGCCCCCATTCTATATGATACCCTGCCGAACTGTCTCCCCAAGACTTGACGGCCTCTATAGGGTGGGTATGACCATCATCGGTCACAGTGAGGGTAGCATCTTCTGTCCCTGCTCCTCCGTCTGTTCTAACACCAACGTGAGAATGAGTAACAGGGTCAATATCGTGATCATGGGTTGTAGCTGGAATAGCATGACTGTGTGCTGCCAGTTCTGCTTCAGAGAGAATATGATCTTCTTCTCCTGAAGAAGCTGCCATTGCTTTCGGTGTTCTTTGAGTTGGGCCAGAACCTACAGTGTCGGCACTATAACCCACAGGAACCCTTGTTCTCATATCTGGAAGATTAAAAGTTGATGACCCGTCTCCAACTCCGTATGTTGTTCCAATAATTCCGAAAAGACCAGAATATACAGTTCTTGAAACAGCAGAAGCATCACAAACTAGCCATGTTCCGCCATTTGTGGTTGCTGTTGGAGCAGTCGATAGTGGGTACATCTGGATTGTCCCTATTGGCAGTGCAAGTGCCAGTAGCTCGTCCATTTTTGATAAGCCTGTATTTAAGGTTCCACCCCACGTATTACGATAACCACCAACAGTCGGAGTTTCTATCCCAAAATTAGTTGTGCTAGCCATTTAATCTACCTCTTGTGTTGTCCATGTGGCACTATCAACTATTTGAGAGTCCCACGCAATATATCCCGAAGGAAGCATTGTTACTGTCCCTTGTCCTAAATTAACACTCGCAACCCACTCCATTTGGATGCCAGATGCTATCGTAGTTGCTGTCGGCTGAATTTTGAAATACCCCATTTTTTGTATGCCAGCAGCAATATCGGCATTAGTTACTGCCTTCGGGTCAATGCCACAATCCGCAATCAGTCGATACCCTGCAACCTGCATGGTGCTGGTTGTTGCAACTTCGTCAACTGTTGCCTGAGATATTAGTTCATGCCCAAAATTGGCAGAACCAAAATTACGAGAACCGAAATACAGCATCAGTCAAGTTGTATTTTCAGATTTCCAGCATCTATTTTAAAAATATCACCCGTATTCACGGTTTTTGGGTTTGCTGTACTAAAGTCGGTTTTTGTCAAGACTTCAAATGCCACTAGGTTCCCCCCTGTGAGGGCATCGTAAATTCCTGCATGGGTAACTGTTCCCCAATCGGTGCTTGCTGTTGGGAATGTGATGGCTGCCGTATTACTAGCCTGTGCTGTTCCACCAGTGGCTAGAGTCCATGCCACCGATTGTCTTGCATAACCACCACCTGCGACCTCTGTTCCTCCAGCCGAATCTGTGGGTGCTACTGTTTGCAGACCTACATACCAAGTTGTTGGGGCCGTATAGTGATCTGCCCCTGAAGCACCCGTATCGTCACCGAATAGGTGGTTGATGATTTTATCTTCTAAATAATTCGTGAATCCTGCCATTTTTGTTTATCCGAAAGGTGTGAATGAAACCGAAGGAGTTGAACCAGAGAATTTGGCCTTCTCATCCGAGCTTATAATCTGCTGAATGACCTGTTGGTATTTACCAGCCCACAAACCCACTCTTTCATCAGCTTGGAGGTATGGAGCAGAGTGCATCAAAGAACCATACAAATAAGCATCTGGATGGTCTGTCAGCAACCAATTAACTCCGTTTGTAGTGGTTGCCGAAAGTGCTGGAATCTTCTGGTAATACACAATCTCTATCGTGTAATCTCCATCCGGGGCTGGAGCAAACTCAAGATTATCCTTCATTATCGAATAATATAGAGGCTTGCCCGTTGAATGTCCTGACCTGTGGATGTCCAGATTTTGAAGGTTTTTATATGCCAACGGGGTAACAGGATTGGTAAGGAGATCAATATTCCTCATACCTAGAAAGTCACTTGGCAACTTTAAGTATTGACTGTCGATCGGTGCCCGTGTCCTGACAGACATATCCCTGACACGTAACGTCCTGTTAAGTTCTGCTTCACACATCGTGATAAAGTCAGGTATCACAGATGTTAAATCTGATCTGTTTAAAAAATCAGCTATTGATGCTTGTAATTCTGTATACGTGCCTAATGCCATAGTTCCCCGTGATGGAGGCTCCTAACCTCTTGGGAAAGTTGATGGTCAATAACACAAGGTATTTTTTTCATTTTAACTTGTTCCCAAAACGAGACGTGATCTTCAAAAAATGCTGGTGTAGCACCAATTTGCTTATATTCAAAAAATGGTATATCAAGTACCTCAAATACTGGCATATTAAACAAGCACATGCCTAATGCCACCCCTTCTACTTCCTCTGTCTCAGGGAGTCTAGTATCAGGGACAATGGAACCATTTTCCCTGTATGCAGCAAATCTTCTTGTTGAGAAATCCACCAGATAGTTTACTCCCACTATGCCTCTCCCTCGTGCCAGCATCCTATGTATGGAATCTTCTGGAAACGTCAGTTCCGGTGCCAGCATTAAAACATGGGTTGCTTCCCACGCAATTGCATCTCCTATTAAACGATGCCTTATCTCTGGTAGCACACTGCCATGAGTTGTGAATACTTTTATTGAGTGTTCTCCGTTAAAATCGGAGTGCTGGAAATGAGCAATCATATTTGATAAACACTCAACAAACTTACTCGGATATGCTTTCGTTGTTGAGGCTATTACTACGGCAACTTTTAAAGTTGTCCGGGCCACGTCCTGAACGGTTTGTTTTCGGGTGCGTTTGCCCACTTTTTCCAATCTTTTGGCGACCATCTCTCCCTTAATGACTGATCTAAAACGAATTTTGGAATACACGCTGCATGACGAATCTCTTTCGACGGTTCAAGATCAGACATGTCTTTTGCCAACTTAATAAGTGGCTCAACATCCTCCTTTGACTCGATTGTGAAGGTCTCGTCGTGTTGATCCCAAGAGAAGGTTTCAGTCCTCCCTTGAGACCAATCGAGCAGAATTTTTCTGCTTGCAGACATATTACGAAACTGTTAGGTCGGCACAAATGCCAGAACTAGCTTCGTTTTTAGCGACCAATGTGTATTCCACTAAAAGTGCCTTCTTAGTTGCATCAGAAGTTTTGGCTACGTCTTCCTGCTTGAAATCTCTGTAATATGCTACAGACCAATACTCAGGGTCTAAAACAAATGCAGATTGTTCACGTTGGAAACGATTAGGGATAACCTTTAAGTCGCCAAAATCGGAAGCATACAAGTCTGCTGCTGCTTGGATTTTGGATTCCCCGATCATTTGACGTGCTGAAGAACGTCCTGTGAATCCACTAACAACACCCTTGTTAAATGGGCCAACCATCAGAACTGACGGATCACCACCACTTGAGTATGTTGCCTGAATTACTGCTTTCAGGAGGGTTTCTGTAAATGCTCTCTTGGTGCCAGCATCTACTGGGGCTGCCCCTGAACCTGCACCGGAACCAGCAGGGTTGCCAGTACCACGAGATGTGTTCGTGGAAATCCAAGTTTCCAGACCACCGGATTTACGTGCTACTGATGCTGAACCAGCATTTTTAGCTACGTTTTGGGTGAGTGCAGTTTCCATATCCCTCTTGAGGGCTTTGGAATTTTTTGCGAGTTGATATGCCATTTCTGAATCTCTACCAGCATTATTACCTGCTTCATGAGAACCGGAAATCATCACTGTCTTAGATGAGATTTGGGTATAATTCCCAAGTCTCGTTGTTACTGGTACTGTGGCAAAAGTGTACTCATTTCCCTCGACCTGTGCATTATTTGCTGCACTTGCGAGAGTATCTACCTGCCACTCTGTTAAAGTATTAGTTGCCTTAGACCTACCAATCATTGACATAAAAGGTACATCAGAAGGTGAAATATTATAAATTGTGTTTGCCAAGTCCTCACGACGACCTATTGCCGTATAGGTTTGGTATGTTCCTGTTAATGCTGCCATTGCTGCTCCTTATTTTGAACGGATCATATTATAGAATACCCCGGCAGCATCTTCGACCCTGCCAGATTTTTTAAGTCTTTGTGATGCCTTTCCAGCTTTCACCCTACTAGGCTCCTCAGACTGTGATCCTGCTCTCATGTTTTTACGTTGGATAG